GGCACGTAACGCGGCCTGATCCGCAACGGCAAAGACCCCGTCTGGCTGCGCCTGGTGGACGGCAAGTGGCAGGAGATCCCCGAGCGCGTGGCGGCCGTGCGCGAGGCCCTGCGGCTTTACCAGGCGGGCTTCGGTGCCACCAAGATCATCGACCGCCTGACGGAGCTGAATCTCTCCCTCACCGGCCGAGGCCCCCAGGCCCTGCAGATCTACCGCCTGGTCAAGCAGCGCGCCCTGATCGGCGAGAAGGAGCTGACGCTGGGCAAAGAGGCGTATCAACTGCCAGGCTATTACCCCGCCCTGCTCAGCCAGGCCGAGTGGGATGCTCTGCAGATGTCCGTCGGCGGCCGCGGCCGACGCAAGGCCAAGGGGCCGGTGCCCCACATCCTCACGGGCCTGGGGATCACCGTGTGCGGCTATTGCGGCCGCGCCATGGTGGGTCAGAACATCGGAACCCGCAACCGCGATGAGCACGGGCGCATCCAGGACGGGCACAGACGTCTGCACTGCACCAGCAACTCGCACGGTGGCTGCAAGGTCAGCGGGTCGACGTCAGTGGTGCCGTTCGAACGTGCGCTGATGACCTACTGCTCGGACATCGTCAACCTGCAGGCGCTGTATGGCGCCGATCGCACGGCCGGCCCCATGATGGTCCTGGCCAAGGCGCGCAAGGATCTGGCCGACGTGGCCACCAAGCTGGATCGCCTGACAGAGGCCATCCTGGCCAGCAGCGAAGAAGGCACGCCGGCGGCCTTTGCAAAGCGAGCCCGCGAGCTCGAAGCCGAGCAGCTGCGCCTGGACATCCTGATCCAGGCGACCGAGCGAGATCTCGCTGCAGCCTCACGGCAGGACATCGCGGGCGTTGATAGTGCCTGGCGGCGCCTGGCCGAGGACGTGGAGGCCCAGGACTACGAGGCCCGCCTGCAGGCCCGCCAGCTGGTGGCCGACACCTTCGAGCGCATTGTCATCTACCACCGGGGCGTGCGGCCGCGCGAAGGTGGCCCGATGGACATGATGCTGCTGGCCAAGGGCGGCAATGCCAGGATGCTGCGGCTGAGCCGCGATGGCCAGCTGATCGCGGCCGAGAGCCTGGAGAGCTCCACAAACGAAAAAAGCCCCTCCACCCGAGGGCGGAGGGGCTTGTAACGCCGCTGCTAGACGGCGAGGAGACTTCCAGAGGGAAATCAGGCAGCGTCTTGCTCAGGAGACGCCAGGGAAGCACTGACGGAGACGGACGCGCCCTCGATGCGCGTGACATCGGAGCCCGTCCACTGGCCGCTGAGCCAGCCGTTCATGCTGACGACGACATCCTTGGATTCATCGTCAGCCAACAGGTCGATCTGAGCGTCGGCCGCGGCCAGGGCTGCAGACTGGTCGCGCTGGTGGCAGGCCTGGCCCTGAATCACCTCGGCAAACTTGGCTCGCACGGCGGCCTTGGCCAGCTCTTTGGAAGCGGCGCGGGCGTTGAAGGAATAAGACATCTTGGTTACCTCTTGAACTTGGCCAGCTGCTTTACACGGTGAGCTGACAGAACCGAACTCAGAACAGGCCAGTCGGCTCGGCCGCCACGTCCCAGCTGCTGATCAGCAGCTCCATGCGATCGACGCCCTGGCCACCGCCCACCGTGTACTTGATGGGCACCTCCTCGACGTGCAGGCCCGCGAAGCACTCGCGGATCTGCGGGTGGTCGTTGATGCTGAGCAGGGCCTTGCCCTGGATCTCGCGCATCACCTTGGCCATGGCCACGTACTCTTCCCAGGGGAAGGGCACGCCATAGCCCTCGGTCTCCCAGTACGGGGGATCGAGGTAGAAAAAGCTGTGCGGCCGGTCGTACCGGCGTATGCACTCCTTCCAGTCCAGGCGCTCGATGTACGCGCTGGCCAGGCGCAGGTGGGCCGCACTCAGCTGCTCCTCGATGCGCAGCAGGTTCACCGCCGGCGCCGTGGTGGCCGTGCCCCACGTCTGCCCCTGCACGCGGCCGCCAAAGGCCTGGTGCTGCAGGTAGTAGAAGCGCGCGGCGCGCTGGATGTCCGTCAGCACCTCGCCAGGCGTGTCCTGCGTCCACTTGAAGACCTCGCGACTGGACAGCGCCCACTTGAACTGGCGCACGAATTCCTCCAGGTGGTTCTTGACCACCCGGTACAGGTTGACGACGTCGCCGTTGATGTCGTTGATGACCTCGACGTCGGCCGGCTGGCGCAGGAAGTAGAGGGCAGCGCCGCCGGCGAACACCTCGACGTAGCAAGTGTGCGGCGGGAAGCGGTGCAGGATGGTTTCAGCCAGGCGGCGCTTGCCACCCAGCCAGGGGATGATTGGAGATGCCATTTGTGAGGGGTCCAGGGGGTTACACTTGCCCCGCCTCCCGGGAGGTGGCAGGGCCTTGGCTGGCTCACAGGCTAGATCTGTGTTTTGGCGGCCGGTCGGGGTGTTGACGCACCCTGGCCGGTCGCCCTGTCTTTTGTGGGCTACGGTGGCCCGATACAGCCCTGCAGCGTGGCCTGCAGGCGGATCTCATAGCCCTCCCGCAGCTTCAGCTCGGCCCGGGCCTGGTCGACCCACACGTCAACCGGCGGCCGCCCCTGCAGGCTTTCCAGGGGCATGACGGGGCGATCGGGCATGGCGGCGTCGCACGGCATGGGCACGCCCACCTTGATGGGCACCGTCTGGATCTCCACCTTCTCCGGCGCCGTCAGCTGGCCCAGGTAGAAGGCGGAGGCGATCAGGATCGCTTCGAGAATCATGGCGTGCCCCTTTCCTGCGCCCAGGCGTCCACGCTCTGCTGGGCCCGCGTGCACGCGTCTGCACCCTGCCCGGCCGGCCTGGCCATGATGGCCTGGGCCTCACGCCCCAGCTGCCTGGCCTTGTCGGTTGCGGCCGCGATAAGGGGCGCAGCGGCCGCTTTGCGGGCCTTGGCGGCCCCGGCCAGCTGCTCGGTGCCCTTGCTGCACTCCAGGGCCGTGCCGACGGCCTGGCGCTCTTGCACCTGGTGCGTGACTGCCTGGTCGCGCTTGGCCAGGTAGGCGTAGATCTGCCCGGCATTGGCCAGCAGGCTGAGCACGAGCGCGCCGGCGACAACTGTGATGGGTTTCATTCGTTTCGCTCCAAGGGTGGTGGTGCCCGGTCGGGCGGTGCGGCCGTCACAGGCCTGCGGTGGGGGCACTCGACGTGCGAGCACTCCCACCCCCACGGGTCGCGTGGGTCTACTGGCTTGGGTGGTGGGCGCCGGCAGACCGTACAGGGCGGCTGCGGCGCGGGCTTCATATCACCCTGCCCCGCATCTGCCCGTAGACGAAAGCCCGCTGGCTGCGATCGCGCTCCGAGATCTCCAGGTAGCGCGTGCCCTGCAGGCAGTTGAGGCTGCGCAGCAGCACCAGGCCCCCCTCGCGGCCACGCCAGCGCAGGAAGGCCTTGAGCGCGTCCAGCGTCAGCTGGCCGATGCGGCCGTCGACGAAGAGATCCGCGTATCGGCTCCCTGTGTCGTTGAAAGCATTCAGCCAGCGCTGCAGGAACATGGCCGGGTGGGCTGGCCCCATGTTGACGCCGGTGTCGATCAGCTCCATGCCGATCGGCTCGTCGATGATGGCCACCAGGTCGAACTTGGGCTCGGCGATGTAGCGGTGGCGGTAGATCTCGCGCGCCAGGCTCTCGGGCATGTCGCGCATATCACCCTGCCAGCCGTTCTTGCGGGCCACGGCCAGGGTAATGCCGAAGTTGGTGGGACCGCCCCGGTCTGCAGGGTGGTCAACGTAGCCGCCCTCGACCCGCAGGATTTCGTCGATGATGGGCTCGAAGTTCATGGCGCACACCCCGGCCTGCAGGACGACGCCGGCGACCCCTTGACCCAGCTCTTCCAGGTCACCAGCAGGTTCATGGCCATGGCGAGCATGCCCAGCAGGTAGACCGGCTGCCATTGCTTGCTGACGTAGACGTCGATGAGGGCGGCGCCTACGAAGACCACGTAAGCCAGGTACATGAAGAACCAAGAGCGCTTGTTGCGCTTGGGGTGCATCTCGGTCACGCGGCAGATCACAGCGCCCACCACGATGGTGGCCAGCACCAGGTACACCAGGTGCAACAAAACGAGGTTGAGCAGATCCTTCATTGAGACTTGCCTCCGTCATCGCCGGATACGGCCGGCTTGCCGTCGATGGTCTTGAGGCCGCGGTTCAGCAGCCTGGCCAGGATGGCCAGGGCACCAAAGCCGCAGACGATGCACCCCGTGAGCAGGACAAACTTGTTGCTGGCGCCCACGGCTGCGAGCAGCCCATTTCCCAACATGGCGCCACCCAGGGTGGACAGCACCACGAAGAACACCGCGCGCCCGCGCGTCATGCGCTCGGCCTCATAGAGGGCAAACAAGGCCCCCACCAGGCCGTACAGCACGGAGTAGTAGTCCACGCCCAGCAGGGCCAGCGTCACGGCGCTGAGGCTTGCCGCCACGGCCGAGATGAATTGCGTCAACGGATCAACGACCATCGCTGATGCTCCCTAGACAAGTGAAAAGAAAAAGCCGCCCGAGGGCGGCCTGCGTGACAGCAGTTGGGCTCTAGTTCGGCCAGATCAGGGACGGCAGATCGGCCTCGATGTCGGCGATACTGGCGGGCATGGGCCGCGTACCGGCCAGCACCTCCGCGCGGATCTGCTTCATCATGGCCCAGGTCTGGCTGCGCAGCAGCTTGCCGCGCGCACCTTCGGCCGCGAAGACTGGGTTGGGGTCGTCCACGTATGTGACCAGGCTGGCCATGCTGTCGTACTCGCGTTCGCGGGCGAAGGCGTCAAGGCGGGCCTGCACAGCGTTGGTGATCTGTGCCTGGATCTGCTCCGGCGTGGGGGGCGGCTCTTCGGGCGGCGGCGGCGGCAACGGGATGTCCTCCAGGACGAAGGCGCCATCAACGTAGCGGGCACGCTTGCCGGCCGGGATCTCCGGCGGCTGCGCGTCCACACAGCCGAAGGGCAAGAGGTACTTCTCGGGGTCTTCGGGATCACGGTCGGCATGAGCTTCGGCGATGAAGTAGCCGCTGGGGTCGAGTTGGGAAACGATCTTGAACATGGTGCGTCCTCAGTACTTGATGCAGGCCAGCCAGGCGGTGTTGCGCGAACGAGTCTCGGCACCTCCGGTGGAGCTGGTGTTGACTGCGCCAACAGAGCCACTCGTGGCCAAAGCGTTGTATCCAGAGCCGCCAGGCAGACCGACTACGTAGTTGGCCGCAACGTGGGTGTGGCCCTTGAGTTCGTCAGCCTGGTAGCTACCAATCGCACGGCCCGAATCAATCGTGGACCCATCGGACCACGCGCGGAAGAAATCGCCACGAACATCCGGCAAGCGAAAGGTCGTGGTACCGTTGCCCGGCGAAAACTTCCCGTTCGTACCGTTGGTCGTTCGATTCGTCGTCCAGACGGCGTCGCTCGCCTCGATGTTTCCGCTGGCCTGCGCATAGGCCCAGAGCGCCGCATAGGTAGTTCGCGAAAGCTCAGCCCCATTGAGCTTCAACGAACCCGAGGGTGCAACGTTCGCCGGCACCATGAAGACCGCGCCCACAGGCATCGCCGCAGCGCTGGCCAGCGCCTGCACCGCAGCAGCGAGCTGCGTGAGGTTGGTATGGTCCGGCGTCAATCCAGCG